TCTCCGATCTCGTAGGCGCAGGTAGGCATGAACTTGTAGATTGCCTTTTCTCCAGTGAGCTCCGCAATGGCTGCTACCAGTACTTTTCTTTCGTTCCCGGTTACGTTGTAGTTTGCTTTCATGGCTTTTCCTCCTAAGTGAAATGGTTTCCCGAAGGCTTCCTTCTGTGCCTTTCGGTACGTACATATATCACTCTGAAAGCCTTATATAGCAAGCGATATTGGCACTTTTCTGTGGTAGAAAAACGACAAATTATACGGACAGAATTTGTGTATTATACAGTCTCAAAATCGACCTGCTTCACGAGAGCTGAGTAGTCGATGCGCTCGCCGTTTCTTATCACATACACATTTTCCGCATCGTCCGTGTCCTCCACATAGCGCCGGAGAATAACGGATGCGTATTTCGGATCAAGCTCCATCATGTAGCAGACGCGGTTCAGCTGCTCGCAGGCCATCAGCGTGGAGCCTGAGCCGCCGAAGGTGTCAATCACCACGGCATTCTCCTGTGAGGAGTTCTGGATGGGATAGCCCAGCAGATCCAGCGGCTTGCTGGTCGGGTGATCCTTATTGCGCTTCGGTTTATCATAATTCCAGATGGTGGTCTGTTTCCTATCGGAATACCACGGGTGCTTGCCGTTTTGCAGGAAGCCATAGAGCACAGGCTCATGCTGCCACTGGTAATCAGAACGACCAAGTACGAGGGAGTTCTTTACCCAGATACACACTCCGGCAAGGTGAAAGCCAGCGTCAATGAATGCCTTTCGGAAGGTGAGACCTTCAGTATCCGCGTGGAAGCAGTAGGCCGCACCGCCTTTTTCGAGGTGGTCGGCCATGTTCTTAAATGCGGAGAGTAGAAAGTTGTAAAATTCCTCGCCCTTGAGAGAGTCGTTCTGGATTGTGAGACCGTCTGAGGCTTTGAAGGAAACGCCGTAGGGTGGGTCGGTCAGGATCAGGTTGGCTTTCTTATCTTCCATAAGCGCGTTCACATCATCTGTGGAAGTGGCGTCTCCGCACATGAGGCGGTGGCGTCCGACCGTCCAGATGTCTCCGGGCTCTACAAAGGAAGCCTTCTCCAGCGCAGCAGACAGGTCGAAGTCATCATCCTTGATGTCCTTGTCCTCACTGCCGCCGAGGAGCTTCTCCAGCTCATCCGCGCCGAATCCCAAGAGGGACAGGTCAAAAGCCGAATCCTGCAGGTCGGACAATTCCACGGAGAGCATTTCCTCATCCCATCCGGCATTGAGCGCCAGCTGATTGTCTGCGAGGATATAGGCACGCTTTTGTGCTTCCGTAAGGTTCTCGGCAAAGACGCAGGGCACGGTTTCATAGCCTTCTGCGCGGGCAGCCTCAATACGACCGTGGCCGACGAGTATGTTGTAGTCCGCATCAATGACCGCAGGGCTGACAAATCCGAATTCCCTAAGGGAAGCTCTGAGCTGCGCGATCTGTTCCTTGCTATGTGTCCGGGCATTCCGGGCGTAAGGCACCAGCTTATCAATCGGTACCTGTTCTAATTTCTGTGTGTTCATTTACATTCCCTTTCTGGCTCGAAGGAGCCGCTCCATTACATCGTCCTGCGGGTTCATGCCGCCGTATTCAGCGGAGCAGTTCTCCTTGACGATCTGGAAGATTTCATTCCACAGGCGGTTGGCCTGATTCATATAGTTGATGCCGATGTTAATAAATGGAGAAGGGATCGGCTTCCCAGTCGTCGGATGCTTACTGAGGTATCCGAGCCGAGTGGTCATCTCTTCACACTGAATCCATCGGGCTGAGCACATCGCATATCGCTCCAAGAGCTGAGGAGATATCGCTTTGGCCACACCGAGCTTATCCAGCCATTCCCATGTTTCCCTGTATATTTCACCGGCCTCCAGCGTGGTGCCGTCATGCTGTTTTGCTGAGAGAAAGTCATGCGGAGTAGGCATGTCCTCGCCTTCAACATCCGGTATGTCCAGCACGGTCAGCTTCCTGCCGCCGGGATTGCCATTTTCATATTTTTCCTTGATGGCGCTTTTTTTGCGCCCAGCACCGGGACGTTTGCCGCCACGGCCTCCGGTGTTATTCGATTTTGTGGGCATTTCAATCACCGCCTCCCTTATTACCCTTTTGATTTCGCTTTTTTTGTGAAGAAGAGGGGGCGCCGTTTTCCGCAGCATCCGCTCGTAGAGATTAGACCCGCCCTACCGGTCACCACGTTCACGGTGAATCTTCTCGTGGCACGAGCGACAAAGGCTCATCAGGTTCGACTCTTCATTTGTTCCACCCTCGGAGAGAGGAGTGATGTGGTGGACTTCTTCAACAGCAACGTAGCGTCCTTCCTTCAGGCATCGCTCGCAGAGAGGATGCTTGTGGACGTAGCGGTCACGGATTCGTTTCCAAGCCCTGCCGTAACGCTTGCCGGTGGAGTAGCCACGCTGGAACTTCTCGTAGTGTTGTTCCATGACCTTGGTGTGCTCCTCGCAGTAAACACCGTCGGTCAGGTTCGGGCAGCCGGGAAAGCGGCACGGTCTTTGTGGTTTCCTTGGCATCAGCCGCGCCTCCTTTCTGGGCATAAAGAAAGCCCTGCAGGATAATCCCGCAAGGCTTGTGGACTGCGCGTGCAGCCGTTTCTTTATTCTGTTCGCTGATTATATACTATCATATTGGGCGGGTGGACATCTTAGGACAAAGCAGGACATTTCGGGCGCATTTCAAATGATAATCGGATCATCCGGAAGCGTCACATGAAGGAGTGCCTTGCCATGCCAGCGGCGAATGGTACGGGCATCTGCACAGAGCTCCATCCCGATTTGCTCCCATGTATAGTTATGGATGTACCGGTATTTCAAAACCATGCGCTCGTCGGTGTCAGGGACTGCCTCAATGACTTCCCGTATCTGTTTTTTCAGGTCGGACAGCATTTCCAGCTCAGCAGCGATTTTGTTTTCCAGCACCCAGAGCTTTTCAAGCGTCCGGACAAAGGGTGCGTCAGTATTACGTGATGTCTGCACGCGGTCTTTATCATATTGTATAGCCGACACGCTGCCTGCCATTTCACGAAGGTTCTGTGCCTCCAATGTGTCGGACTTGATTCTCTGATCAAGGCGGTAGGCCTGATGGAGATATTCTTTTACTGTCATTTGGCTTTCGCCTCCTCTCGTAGTTTGTTTATGAGATACTCACCGTCCACGCTTGTCAGGGCTTTGTACCAGCCGGAGCGGAAGAAGCGTTCACACTCCATTGCATCCGACATGGCGGTTTGGTTACCGGGCTTCTTTTTCAGGCGCTTTAGGGCGTCCCGGTAATCCTTCACGGCCTGCAGTACGATGGCGTTGGCGAGGTTTTCATAAGGGGTTATCATCACACCACCTCAAGATCAGCCTTGACCGCATCAATCAGTGCGGCCTGCGTCATTTCCTTTTTGGATAGCGCCTTTACGATCCTTTCGTCGATGGTGCCTTTGGTGATGATGTGCTGGATCACCACAGTCCGGGATTCTTGACCTTGTCTCCACAGGCGGGCGTTCGCCTGCTGATATAATTCCAGCGACCATGTGAGACCGAACCACACAAGGGTGGAGCCTCCGGCCTGAAGATTCAGTCCGTGACCGGCAGAGGCCGGATGGATGACTGCTACAGGAATATTTCCCGCATTCCAGTCAGCAATATCACGGCTGGTCTTGATCTCCCGGACATTGAAGCGCTTCTTAATGCGGCTTAGGTCATGCCGGAACCAGTAGGCCACAAGAAGTGGTTTTTCATTGGCGGCCTCAATGATATCCTCCAGAGCGTCCAGCTTCCTATTATGGAATTCGATAATCTCGCCGGTATCGGCATATATGGCACCGTTCGCAAGCTGGGAGAGCTTCCCGGTAAGCGAGGCCGCATTGGCAGCAGTCACTTCACCGTCAGGGAGCTGCAAGATCAGCTCCTGCTTTAAATCCTCATAGCGGCTATGCTCGGAATCAGAAAGCTGGACTTCATATTCGGTCGATACCAGCTCCGGCATCTTCAGATGGTCGGTGGATTTCATAGAAATCGTGATATCCGAGATTTTTCGATATATGGCATCCTCCGCATAGGGCAGCGGTTTGTAGGAATAGATGATCTCACCGTTCCGCTTGTCCGGCTTGAAATAATTAGTCCGGTACTGTGTGATAAAGCGTCCGAGGCGCTCGCCCATATCCAGCACTTTGAACTCTGCCCACAGATCCATGAGACTGTTGGAAGAAGGTGTTCCGGTGAGGCCGATAATGCGATGGAGCTTTGGTCTAACCTTCATCAGGGACTTGAAGCGCTTGGATTTATGATTTTTGAAGGACGACAGCTCGTCGATGATCACCATATCGAAGTCGAAGGGAATGTCGGACTCGTCAATGAGCCACTGCAGGTTTTCACGGTTGATGATTGTGATATCAGCTTGCTGCAGTAGGGCTGCTTTTCGCTCCTTCGGTGTCCCGACTGCGACTGCATAGGTCAGACCGGAAAGGTGGCTCCATTTCTGGATCTCCGCTGGCCATGTATCGCGGGCGACTCTCAAGGGAGCTACCACCAGAACTCGGTGGACTTCAAAGCTGTCAAACAACAGGTCAGATACTGCCGTCAGGCTGATGATTGTCTTGCCGAGTCCCATATCTAAAAGGACAGCTGCCACGGGATGTTTTTCGATATAGCGGATGGCGTAGTCCTGATAATCATGTGGATTGAAGTTCATGAATCATCCCTCCAATCTGCGCCGGGTCGTCAATGACATAGACCCGGTATCCGAGTTCCTGAAGCAGCCTGTGACGTGAGAGCTGGAGCGGGCGTGGCTTTTTGCCGGGAGCCTTCAGCTCTGCGAAACCGATATGGCCGTCAGGTAATAAGATCAGACGGTCGGGCATTCCTGCGAAAGAGGGACACACCAGCTTAAGCGCAATCCCGCCGGACTTTTTCACCGCCGTCGTTAACTTGTTTTCTATCTGTTTCTCATTCATAGGTAACCTCCGTCAGGTGCGAATTTCCGGCGATGTGCAAGGTGTATCAATGGTATTTACAGAACTTTTTCTTAGAGCAATTTTTATAGGCCTAAGAAAGTTTTTATATAAGACCTTGATACACCTTGTCATCGGTACGGATTACTGCAGAAAATCTTCCTCCGCGCCGCTGTCTTCACGAATCTTTAAGCCCTTGAAATAGCGCTTCCGATTCACAGTCAGCCGGTCAAATCCGGCCTTCTCCAGCGCAAAGTAGAAGTCCGCCGTACTGCGCACATACTCGTTGCAGTCCAGCGAATAGTTGCGGTACGCCTGATAAAGAGCCGAGGAGCTTTCCTTGAA